AAGGTTCTCTTTTGTAGTGTTAATACTATTAGCAAAGTCAAAAGGAGATATCTTTTTAAGTTTTATATTAAACTCTTGTTCGTCTATCTCTACGATAGGATCTCCAAATCCTTCTAATATTCCATCTGTCATTTAAATTTTGTCCTTACATAGTCATTAAAGACTTGTTTTTTTCTAACACCACCACCTCTTCTTTTACCTGGTGCAGAGGTTATAGGCGGTCTTTTAGGATCATGCAACTTCTCTTGCCAAAGATCAAATTGTTGTTTTGCCTTTCTCATAGTAGACAGTTTCTGTTCTATTTGCCATCTACCTATATAATATATACATTGTTGTCTATGTGTATCCCACCATCTTTTATCCAACCATCTGTCTGCATGTCTTTCTTTCTCATATTCTGAGAACTCTTCAGGTCTAGCTGCTCTACCAACTGCCTTACCATCTTTGTAATTAGGATTATCTTTTCCTTTACCGTACATTACCAATGTCTTAATACTCCTGAGATAATAAAGAAGCATGTAAAGAAGTTAACAAGAACAACAATAGTTCTCATAATAGCTACTGCATCTGCATCTTGGCTATCATCTGAGGCTTTATCCCCTAGGGACTTCGCCCATAATCTCCATAATTTACTTAAAGTCAATGTATTTACCCTCCTTCAATGTTTCGTAACCAGATAACAGAAGTTCTGTTACTGTAATATTTCTCTTTTTAGCCTCAGCTTGTATCTCTTCTTTCTGTGCCTGAGAAACCCTAATTTGGATTACCTGAGATTTGTTGGCCATTATTTAAATTCCGTATCTACCATAATTTCAGTTAAAGCTGCTGTGAGATTAATTTCTTGATCTGCCACAAAAGCTGCCTTGTACTGATAATCTGCTATTGTTAGTACTAAGCGAGCAGGACTCTTAACCTCTTCTAATAGGATATCGTATATCTGACGGAATATAGCCTGAGGATCTGTGTCCACATTGTTGGCTACCCATTGTCTCATCTTACGCCAATCCTTCTCTCTGAGGCTCTCTACAAGCGCCTTAGAATTTATTTCCTGGAAGTTACTAAGTATACCCTCATCTATAGAACCACCCACAGAGTACCTCTGTAGCTCATTTATGACCCTACGATAGTCCGGAAAGTGCTTCATTAGGAGCTCAGCGAGCACCTTTTCCGAGTATACAACCTCCTCGGATGTAAGTATATACTGCATTCTTCCAAGGAACTTAGAAGCTAATACAGGGCGATCTGAGGGTGCTAGTTTAAAGTCTATTACAGTAGTCCTGCTGTGTAAGGGCTCTATAAGCCTATTAGCATAGTTACATGTAAATATAAACCTACAGTTCTCAGCAAACTGTTCTATGAACCCTCTAAGGGCTGGTTGTACACTCTCTCTGTTCATGTAGTCAGCCTCATCAAGAATAACGACCTTAGTCTTACCCTCAAATGAGACAGCTGAGGCAAATTGTCTAATCTTAGTTCTGAGAGTATCTATCTGCCTACCTTCATCACTACCATTAATAACAATGTAATCACACTCTAGCTCATTACATAAAGCACGAGCAATAGTAGTTTTACCTGTACCTGCTGTGCCACTCAATAATAAGTTAGGGACTTCGCCCTTCTTAATAAACTGTTGAAATTGTTTTTTCACATCCTCAGGGAGAATGCAATCATCTATACGCGTGGGTCTATATTTCTCTACCCATAAAAATTGTGCTGGTTCCATAATCACTCCTAATCATAATATAATTTGTGGCGAACTTTTTTTGCTCCAAAATGTCGGCCACTTTTTCCGAGGGTAAAAAGGTCTACGAGAATTTCTCCTTAACATCTGTCGTATCTGAGAGTTCTAATTCTATGTGCTTACCTTCGTCTTCGTTAACTGAGCCCCATCCATGTGCAATAACATTGTCTAAAACATTTTGAGGATCACTTACACCGTAAGGATCTCCTTCTGCATTGTCTTGGAAGCCAGGTTCAACAAAGTCTTGAATAACCTCTCCACACTCAACGATTGCTGCGTATCTCCAGGATCTAATTCCAAAAGACAAATTATCTTTTCTTACATCCATATTCATTTTAATAGTAAACTCTGCACTACCGTCTGGAATAATTTTTACATTAACAATACCCTGCTGTTCTTGCCAAGCTCTAGTTACAAAGCCATCATTAACAGTAAAGCAATAAATGTCATCAATACCAGCATCTCTAAACTTAGAATACAATTCTTCGAACCCAGGTAGTTGTTGATTAGAACATGTAGGAGTAAAGGCTCCTGGTAGTCCAAATATTACTACTCTCTTATCGTCGAATAAAGTTTCTCTATTTAGATCAACCCATACAGATTCACCATCTGTTTTAGTTACTTGCCTCGATAATTTAAATTGAGGTACCTTGTTTGTTAAGACGCTCATTCATCTTCTCCTACAAAAGGATCTAATTCACCTTTCATTACTTTTCTAACCAAGTTAATTGCTGGGTTAGGTCTAGTAAAGATGTATTCCATTGTCTCACCTTCACGATTTAATTCAACTACCCAGCCATTCTGTGCTTCACGGATAGTTACTTCTAACTTACTTTCGTCCATATTATTCTCCAATTTCTGATGAACGCTCAAGCGCCAACCAGTATTTAACATCTCCCTTACTGCTTTCTAAGAACATAAACTTCTTAACAGATAAGATAACACTATAAGCACCAGGGATAATTTTAAAGTTCTCCACGGCTAACTTAGCATTAAATGTTTTATCTGTTTGTCCTATTACCTGTCTAAAGGAATTAGACTTAGGTGTAGCAGGGTCACCTACAGTAATTGCCACTTGACTACCATCACCAACCACGCTTAACATAGGAGCTGCTGTAATAGCTGCTGCCTTCATTATCATGTCAATGTCGTCTTTAGATAAGTCGAACTGGAAGTAGTTGTCAACTTCAATACTTTTATCAGGAGCGCTAACAATAATGTTAGGGTCTGCATAAAAATATTCAAATACGGAATTACCTTTTGTAACTCTGAGACTTTCGTCACCAAAGTCTACATCAGTATCTTCCATAACTGTAAGTAGGGATAGTAAACTGTTCAAGTCATAAACAGCAAACTCTTTAGGAAATGCCTCTTTAATCTCAGCACGAGCAAAAATATTTTTACCTGTACTAATTGTCGAAAGTGTGTTTCCTTCACGAACTAGAATGTTCGTATTAATTGTAGCGAAATTCTTGAGGGTATCAAGAGTATCTTTGCTTAGTTTCATAATATTCTCCAAATTTAAAACCTATAAGTGTATTATAGGTTCTTTCATACTAAATGTCAATGGTCCATAGGACCGTTTTGCCTAATTACTCTGGCCAGAGTTGCGAACTAGCGCCTGCATCGTTGACCCAGGTTACAGTAAGACCAATGTCTCCGCTTGTAGCGTTTGCAATCCAAGTATTAAATGCGCTGGCGTCATATTCTTCGTGAGCGTTTCTAGCTGTCTTATAACTCTCAAAAGATGCATCATTATCATGCTCAATAACTACTGTTAATGTGAGTTGATCTGATGAAAGCGAGAACGCAATATCTACACCGTTGTCTGTGAAATACTGACGTCTCCAAGTATCAAATGTTGAATTATGATCTGATATATTTGGAAAATCGTTATCTGTAGATGTCCTGGTGTATACTGATGTTATTGTAGATGCCATTTTTAATTCCTAAATTATTGTTATGTTAACATTCTTATTTATAAGAGTTTAATCGTCTAGATAGTGCTTAACGGTAGAATTATCATGTTCGTTGAGCGCAATAATAGCATAATGCAACACCTTCATTAGATCCTTTCTATGGTCCTCAGCAGAGCCTTTTCTGCCGTAGCGTTGTGCGTATTTTAAAATGTTTCCTATGGCAAATCCTATGCCATGTCCACAATCACTAATAAATTCCGTAGACTGGAATCTGTTTCGACTGTAATGTCCTGTATAAGTAGCGTCGATATACGATTGGAGCTCCCTAATGAGAGCTCCCTCGTTGAACTTATACTCCGGTTCTTTAGCTTTCGCCATCTTCGTGTATCTCCTGTTCAGTTTCTTCGGTTTCTTCTAGTTCAACACTAGGATCAACCTTGGCATACAAATCTATGAATGCCTCTTTTGTGTCTTCGTCGAACCTATTAACACAAAGTTGAACAGCCTTTTGCTTGTCTTTGAATACTGCAAAAGCGTTAACAATATGTTCCAACCTTCTAGTTGAAATAAGTTCGTCAATGGCACCTTCGTAATATGTTTTACGAATTACATCACTCCAAGTAACAAGGTGTGTCGCGAAGTCTTCGTCAACATTGTTGACTTTTTCCATCTTCTTAATCACAATCTTTTTCTCGGTAGCCATAGTAGGGTACTCCTGCTCCACGGTAATAGCGAACCTTTCTAGGAATGCCTCGTCAAGTATGTTGGCAGAAATAAATTTGCCATCATCTGAACCTCGACCCTTAGTATTGGCAGTTGCCACTAAGTTAAAGCCGGGAGCAGGAGTTACGGTTTCGCCTGTCTTCTTGTTGAAATAAGGCTTCCCCTCAAGGATGGCTTGTAAGCACATCAACTTGTTTGAACCCCTATCGACTTCATCAAGAATAAGAACAGCGCCCCGCTTCATCGCGGTGAGGACGGGCCCTTCTCGGTAGACGACGTTACCGTCAACTAAAGTATTTCCACCGATTAAATCATCCTCGTCGGTTTCAATACTGATATTTACTCTTATCGCTTCACGCTTAAGATTAGCACAAACCTGTTCAACCATTGTAGTCTTACCATTGCCACTTAGGCCTGATATGAATATTGGGTAGAACATGCTAGTACTAAGGACTGTTTTTAAGTCCTTGTAAAAACCAAATGGTACGAATGTAGCGTCTTTTCCTGGGATAAGATCGTCTACTTCTACAGCTAGTTTAGCTTGAACAAGAGTCCTTGGAGCCTGGGTTTCTACCACAGCCAAAGGAGCTTGTTGGGATTGTGCAATGGGCTGTGCCTCTGCAACGCTACCACCAAACATGCTGGTTAAATTATAAACGCCTCTGTCAACTTTGACTTCTGGCATACCGTTAACTAACCATGCTGGGAAGCCAAAGCCTAAGCCTGATGCTGTCTCTATGATTTGTTTACGGGTAAAAACTCCAGTGCCATTGTCCTGGCTTTGAAGTTCTGAGATTAATGTCTCTCTATCTATTGCTTTCATTATATAAGTCCTCACTTTTATTATTTAATATACATGTATTATGCACTCTGGCGAACCAAGAGTCAAGCATTTTATTACATTCTTTTGAAATCTTTTTCTCCCT